GGTGCCTGACGTGGTTGAGGCGCGTTATGCATCTTCACTGAAGTTTTTAACTCAAGTGGCAAAAGGCGTTATCAGTGTCGGCCCAGATGATACCGGCGCAAGCCCTGCCACAAATAACAGCGCCACCATGCAATCCGGTGGCCGCGTTTTTGGTCGTAGTGATAACGGGTTTTTATGAGCACATTACGCCAGATGATGGAACAGCGCATTAGAGACAACATTACTGAATTTAAGGAGGTTGCTGGGGCGGCTAATTTAGAGGGCATCTTGGCAAATCGCCTAACCGCACCGGGCTGTTATGTTTTTCGATCCAATAACCGGCTAGGTAATGCCCACGGCGATCAAATTACCATTCAACCGAGAGATGAACACATAGCGTGTGTAATTGTTACGCGCAATGTACGTGATGCACGAGGCGCAGATGGCAGTGATGAAAATGAGGCGTTTTGCCAGAAAGTACAAGACGTATTACTAGGACAGCAACTTTCATCGGCATACGGATCTATTCAGCAATCCGATGGAAAGCTGATCCGGTTTAAAGATGGGCTGTTTATCTGGATGGATATCTACAAAGCAAAAACACATATCAGGAGCAAATAATGAACACTGGCGGTAGCTATGAAAAGAAACACCCGAATGATGACCGTGTCCTTGTTGCGCGTACAAAATCATTCGAAGAGCAACAATCTGAAAAGAATCAACCAAAGCCCAGCAAAACGGCCATTGATCCCATTGAAAAAGCGATGGAAAAACAAGCTAAAGCAGGTAAAAAATAATGAGCCTAAAATTTAAAAAGAAAATTCTGTTATTCAAAATCGAATCAACGGAAGGCACAGACGCAACCCCAACAGGCGCTTTAGATGCTGTTTTAACGAAAAATTTAGACATCAGCCCTATGGAAGGTTCGGTGGTTAATCGTGATGTAGACCGGGCCACTCTGGGTAATGATTTATCTATCCATGTCGGAACTTACGTTAAATGTTCGTTTGATGTCGAGTTTTCAGGAGCTGGAGCAGCAGGCGATGCTCCAGGCTATGCGCCTGTTTTGCGGGCGTGTGGATTGTCAGAAACCCTTACCGCTGTAACGGATGCGGTTTATCAGCCGATTTCAGCAGGAGCAGAAAGCGCGACAATCTACATTCACTTAGACGGTCAACTGCATAAACTGGTCGGCTCAAAAGGTACATTTAGCCTGGCATTGAGTCCTGAAGGCATCCCTTATTATAAATTTGATTTCACTGGACTATGGGTTGATCCTGCCAGTATTGCAGACCCAACCGCCGTATTGACAGCGTTCCAAGTGCCGCTTGCCGTCACTAATGACAATACGCCAACTTTAACGGTTCACGGCCTGAATTATAACGTGTCCGACTTTAGCTATGACCATGCTAACGATGTTAAGTATCGTAATGTTATTGGTCAAGAGTCCGTAACCATTGTGGATAGAACGCCAAAGGGTGCTGTAACCATTGATGCCCCGGCTTTATCGGCTAAAAACTGGTTTACGACCGCAAAAGCGAATACCACTGGCGTTATTCAAATGATCCACGGCACAACAGCTGGCAATATTATTCAGATTGATATGCCTAACGTGCAGTTGCTATCCCCTAAGTACGGTGATAAAGACGGCATTAGAACAATTTCAATGGATATGAATATCATCCCTGTCGTCGGTGACGATGAATTTATTTTAACGATTAGATAAAAAATAAAATGTTTAAACTAGACCTATCAAAAACGTACACCTACCCCGTCACGATGGAAGTCAAAGATGCGGATGGCAAAACTAAAAAACACTCATTTAAGGCTAAATTCAATCGTTATAAGCAAAATGAGCTTGATGACATTATCGAAAAATCAAAAGATAAAGAGCTAAACGATCAGCAGCTTGCAGAGATGGTATTAGTTGGATGGGAAGGCATTCAAGATGAAGACGGAAATGACATTGAATTTAATGAAGATTCGCGCGATGTTGTCCTAGATGTGTTCCCAGTTCGTCCTTCCATCATTAGTGCGTTTTTTGAGTCGCTACAAGGCGCAAAAAGAAAAAACTAATAGCCGCCGCTGAGCACTGGGCGAGAGGCGGAAAAGCAGATAACTCAGAAATCATGGACGACCTCGCTTTTTTTGGCATTGATGTAAATCTCCCAGAAGAAACGCCAGAACTCGATGTATACCAAGAAAACTGGCCAGCGGTGATGTTGTTTTGTAGCCTATCGACCCAGTGGAATATCATTGCAATGGGCGGCTATAGCGGGCTGAATTATCCGGCACTAAAAATAGTGCTGGATATGACCCCGGATATTAAAGACAGCTATCAAGTATTTTTAGATATTCAGGTAATGGAACGAGCAGCGCTGAAGGTGTTGAACGCTAAGCAGGATAAACAGTATGAGTGAAGTTCGGTTAGGAATTCGGATCGTCGCAGACAGTAATGGCGCGTTGCGAGCGATTGATGACACCAATCAACAGATTGGCAGACTTGGAACTAGTGCTGGGAACTCTAGTCGCGGAATTTCTAGCATGAACCAGTCAATGAGAAGCGCGGCAGGACTTGCGGCGCGACTTGCTGCCGGACTTATCAGTATTACTGCAGTCAAGAAAATCATCACAACCGCCGACAACATGCAGCAGCTTGCCGCACGCGTCCGATTAGCCACTAAAGAAACTGGCGATTTTGTGTCCGTCTACCAATCGCTAGAAGGGCAATCTTTAGCCATCGGTGGAGCACTCGAATCCAATGTTGCTTTATTTCAATCTCTAGCCAGAACCGCCCCTGAATTAAAAGCAACTAGCACGGAAATTCTGAACTTAACAGATAACGTGCAAAAGCTAGCTGCTGTATCAGGCGCTGGGCCTGAAGCTATGAAAAATGCTATGACGCAATTTTCCCAGGGAATGGCCGGCGGCATTTTACGGGCTGAGGAATTCAATAGTATTATCGAAAACACCCCTGCCATCGCTTCGGCTATTGCAGACGGCATGGGATTGACTGTCGGTAAACTGCGATTAGCCGTTGTTGACGGGAAAGTTTTATCTCAGGACGTTTTCCGAGCATTACTATCACAAACAGAACAAATCAATGCCGATTTTGATCAGATGCCGCTTAGTCTTGGCAGAGTTAAAAATAGCACTAACTTAGCCTTTGCTGATTTTATTGCTGAGGCCAATGAGGCGACTGATGGTGTTAATGCGCTGACGGAAGGCATTCAGCGCTTTGCTAATTATGTTTACGGGCTGGATGGTGCCGAATTTGTACAGCCTTTCGTTAATCTTGATTTAATTATTGTCAGCGGCATTGCGACCGCTGAAAAATTACAAGTTACTTTTACCTCTGTTTTCAGTATTGTTAAAGAAACCGTAATCGCTAAATTTAAAGGCATGGTCGAGTCAGCAATGACTTTACTGGCTGATATGGCTCAAGGGATGAGTGACATGGCCTCTGCGGTTGGTCTTGATTCGCTGTCTCGCAGTTTATCCTTATTTTCTTCTGATATGCGCCCCGCTATTAATGCCGCGGATGAATTAAAAGTTAAGCTTGACGCTATCGTTAAAGCAGACAAAGCCGCCAAAGCCGCAATTGATGATAATGTAGTCAGTATGTTTGTACAGCGCAACGAAATGAATGCGCAAGCCGTCGCGCTAAAAAATCAAGCACAGGCGAGAAAAGAACTTAATAGCATAAGTGCCGCAGCAGAAACAGAAAAAAATACAACCTCAGAAAAAGTTTATACCCAGGCACTAAAAGAAGGCGAGCAGTTACGCAAGGCCTCACTCACGGCATTAGAATCCTACATCGAAAAAACCGCAAAACTCAGTACGTTATACAACCAAAATGCGATTTCATTAGAAACATTTAATCGCACCTTGGCAAAATATCAAGACGCACTCAATACAGTGGACACTAGCGGTATAAAGGATGAATTAAAAAGTGTTGATGATTATCTAAATGAAATTACTAATGCAGATTACTCAATCAATCTAAATATTGCCGGCGATGATTTTGGCGCAGTAATAGAAAGTATGGTTAACGGCCTGTCTAAAATTGGCAATATTAGTAAAGAGTTTGGCGTAGTAGTCAAGCACCGCGAGGCCATCACTGATGCGATAAAAGGCGAGCGAAAAGAGTTAAAAAAATTAGACAAAGGCACGGAAGCCTACATGAAGCAGCAGAAAAAAATAGGCAAACTGACTGACGACAGAACAGAGCTAAACGATAGAGCTAATCAGCTAGAAATAGACGGCTACCTGCAAGCTGGCAGCGCAATGGCGAATATGTTTAGTAGCATGTCATCAATGATGGCTGAAAACTCAACAGAGCAAAAGGCTTTTGCAGTCGCAGCCATTGCAGCGCAAACCGCTATGGCTGTCGTGTCCGGTGTGCAAGCTATTTTGGCTCAAGGAACAGGCGATCCTTATTCCGCTTTCGCACGTATTGCGGCAATGATCGGTATTGTTGGTGCAGTATTGGGTGGTATTGGTGCAAGTATTGGCGCAGTGGGCGGCATGGGCGGCGGTGGAGGGCCACCAAAATTACAAGAAACTCAGGGAACAGGAACAGTTCTAGGTGATGCGAGCGCAGTATCTGAGTCGATAGAAAACAGCATAGATAATTTAAGTGATTTGACAAGTATCGAATTAACTCATACATCAAGAATGCTATTTCACTTAAAAAGTATTGACGAGGGAATTAATTCATTCGGCTCTAGCATTGTTCGTGGCGATGGGATGACGGGCTTTAATGAATCGGTAAATCTTGCATCCACGGTCACTCCAAGTGAAATGGAGAATCAAATAGAGACTATCGCAGGTGTTTTGCTTGGACCTTTAATCGGTAAATTGCTTGGTGGTTTGTTTGGAGATAGATCAAAAGTGAACGATTCTGGCGTAGAGTTCGATAAAGATCAAACATTTGGCAGCATTAAGAGCGATGGCGTTGATGCGGGATATTTTGCGCAAATCAAGCACTTTAAAAAGATATTTGGGTTTAAAACTGGAACGTACACAGAAGAATTATTTTCAGAAATGGACGAAACTGCAGCATCTGGATTTACTAATCTGATTACCCATGCGTCTCTTGCGCTATCCGAAGCCATGAGTGTTATATCGGGGAGAACATCAGAGTCAATTGATTTGATTATTAATGATATGGCATTGGGGATAGATAAAATATCGCTAAAAGACCTCAGCAGCGAAGATGCGCTAATCGCAATTAATGGAGTATTTAGCGCGTGGCTAGACGAAACAGCAAAAGGGATTGCTGGGAAATTAGATTTAACCGAACCTATTGAGCTATTTCAAAAAGAAGGCGAAGGACTGCTAGAGACTGTAGTTCGCATGGCTAGCTCGATTGAGCAAGCGGATTTTGTGCTCAATCAATTCGGGTTTAGCGCTGGAAATTATGCAGATGTACAGTATAAGCAGGGTGATATTTCTGAGCAGTTAGTTAGAGATTCTATTTTGCTTAATACAGAATTTCAAAACATCAGAGACATCATGCAGTACGTTACTGGAGATGCTGAGGAGCTAGTTTCTGTTTATAAAGACCTGCTCGAAACCCAGCGTCAACTCATCATTGCTGGGCAGGGAGGAAATGTAAACATAAGTGATTTGCAAACAGGTTTCGGCGGTGATGCCTCCGGCGCACTCTCTGAGTTCAATGATTATTTCTTATCTGATGCTGAGCGATTAGACGGGATGATTAGTACGCTAAGCAGTGCGTTCACCAAAGCTGGCGTAGAAATCCCGAAAACCAAAGATGAATTTGTTGATCTATTTAATAGCTTGGGTGATGTTGGCAAAGGCCGGTTGTTGGGCTTTCAATATTTATGGATTGAAACATTTGACCTGCTTGAATCAGTTGCCGAAGAAGCAGCAAGCGGCATTGAGCAGGCAATTGCTGATATACAGCGCTATGTTGATTCTCTGTTAGTCAATAACTCGTTATCAACACTAACCAATAAAGGCCGCTTAGACGAATCAAGAAATCAGTTTTCTGAGCAATTAGCCTTAGCTCAATCGGGCGATCTTGACGCACTAAACTCACTTACTAGCTTTACTGATGAATACCTGGGTGAAGCAAAGTCCTACTTTGCCTCGTCTGGTGATTATGCCGCCATATTTGACCAGGTAACATCGTCATTAACTGCGCTTGATACTAGTAGTGTGCGCACCATAGACGAGCAGATTGTTGATGCAACCAAAGCAACGGCAAACACCGCCTTGGATATGCTTTCTGTATTAAAAGAAACTAGAGACAGCCAGAAGCAATATTATGATCAGTCTGCCCCTGTGCCAGTGAATAATCGCGGCGCAATTCCTGTGACGATTAAGTCGCATAATGATAACTCTGAAATCTCTAAAGAAGTGATTGAGCTATTAAAGCAACTGATTGCTGACAGCAAAGAATCAGCGCTTTCGGTAGTTATGTCCAACTATGATGCTAACCAGAAAAATTCTGATGACATTATCGACGCGATGGAGTCAACCAGAGCGACAAAAGTGGAAGTGTCTTAATGGCTATTTCAGATACTCAATTTACAGAATGGTTAGAAGATCAGTCGGCGGTTAGGTGCGTGCTAGTCGATGCGGTTGCTAATGTATCTGGCGCTGATACAACGCGCTATTTATCCACCACAGGCTATGTAACAGGTGGCTCTGATACTCCCGCTAATACTGATTATTTGCCGATCATCTCTGGCGGGGTTAGCTTTACTGAGTCGCTAGATATTGAAGCGAAAGCGAGTCTATCGTTCGGTAATATCGAACTTTCAAACCCTTCTGGAGAGTATGACGAATGGCTAAATGATGTGTGGGTAAATCGACAAATACAGGTATTTATCGGTGATGTTAGGTGGGCGCGTGCTGATTTTAGATTGATATTTGATGGAATATCCGCAGACATTTCTAGTCCTGGTATAGCAAAGCTAAGCATTAGCGTTCGCGATAAATTACAGCGCTTAAATACGCCGGTTCATGATGTTCTACTCGGCGGAACAACGGCCAACAAAGACAGATTATTACCTATTTGCATGGGTGAAGTATTTAACGTAACGCCACTACTAAGCAACCCTGCTACGCATGAATATATAGTCCACGCTAGGGCGGTTGAGGACATTATTGAGGTGCGTGATAACGGCGTACCTGTCGATTTTACAAAAAACAACCCTGCAGGAAAGTTTACCTTAGATCAAAATCCGCACGGAACAATCACAGCTAGCGTACAGGGTGATAAACCCATGACTTACAGTAATACCATCGCTGATTTAATTCAGATATTAGTGACAGACGGCGGCAAGGTTTCAGAGCAATTTACTGCTTCAGATATTGATACCGCTAATTTTACGGCATTCAATAGCGCCAACCCTCAGCCCGTTGGATCATTTTTTAATGTCCGAACAAATGTACTGAAGGCGGTTAATGACTTGGCCGCCAGTGTAGGCGCTCAAGCCGTTATGTCGCGCGCTGGATTACTAAGACTACTAAAAGTAGAGCTACCAGCTACAGGGGCAGATGGTGCGATAACCACGGATGATATAGAAGAGAACTCACTAAAAATAATCGCCCGCACAGGCGTTAGAGCCTCGATTAAATTAGGGTTTTGTAAAAACTACACGGTACAAAATGGAATACAGACTGGCATACCTGAAGATAATAAAGTGCTATTTTCTGAGCAATGGCTGGATAGAGTCGCAACAGACACATCGACTGCAACACAATATAAACTCGATGCAGAGCCAAAACGAAAAGAAACACAATTGCTTGTGCAGGCCGATGCTGATGTCGAAGCGCAAAGGCTATTGGATTTTTTTAAAGTGCCCAGAACTACCTATTCGTTCAATGGCGGGGTAAGGTTAATTGAAATGCAGCTGGGCGATAAAAAAACCCTAACACATCCACGTTTTGGGCTAAGTTCTGGAGTCGATGGAATGGTAGTGATGCTGAAAATTGATTGGTTAAAATTCAAAGTATCAATGGGAGTAATAACGTAATGTCGGCAGTTGTTAATCATAAAGATTTGCTTCTACAAGCAACTGACCCGAGAATAATACCGATGTCGTTACCAAGTACAACGCTGATAGGCGGCGTTCTTGCTTCTATTATTGCGACTGCGACAGAGTACACGGCCAGTCTCACAGATGACGGAAAAATATCGGCAACCGAGAAACAGCAGCTTAGATCTGATTGGGATAGCTTGATAGTCGAAGGCAGTAGCTTGCTGCTACAGGCTGCTGAGTTCGGTATTATTACCGAGGCAACTAACTATATAGCCTCTTTTGAAGCCATGGCGACTTATTTGAATCATGGGGTTTCTTGGGAAGTTTCTGATTTCCCTCTAATTCCTGAATTTATAAATGACGATAACATTCTAACAGAGACAATATTGGGTCTTGGGGAAGAGCTAGATCAATTCAGACTGCTACTCATTCAGACACAAACAGATAGGCGCATACTAAAAGAGGCTATTGCTGCTGCTAATAGTTTAGTTTATACGGACACCCTTGGCTTTAGGCAAGCAGGCGGGGCGACTAACGATCCCGTCCCTACGGGGATTAGTGTAGTGACTAATTCCAATGGCAGTAAAGACGTGACTCTAACTTGGGACCCGTATGTGCAAGGCGCTATCCCTGCTGATCAGTTAGTTATCTACGCATATACACAACCTAAGACTGTTGGGGTAATTGGGATTAACCCATTAATACCTACGCAAATAGCTATTAATGAACCAGATCAATACCTGAGAGTACATAAACAAGCACTACCTAGCAGCTACTATCCTATGGTTCTATCGGATGATGGGCTAGGCATAATCCGATGTACCTCTGCTTCATTTGCCTCACCTAACCAAGTATACTACGCAACAAGGGCTTCCATCACTGAAGATTTTGGCGCATTTACACAACTTATGGGTGTATCAACAGCTAGTTACGCGCACAACGCCCCTGTTGCTGTATCTTTAGACAATTCCACAATAATTACAGGCTCTAGTAATGATACTGGAGCAGCTATTGATGCAGGAGCATTTACAGTATTTAGACAACAAGGGGATTTGTCCTACCTCAAGACACAGTTAGTTGTACTGGCTGAAGGCACGAATAGAAGCAATGGTAGGTTAGTTGCATCTAAGAATGCTAAGTTTATTGCATTTTCTAGGTACTATTCACAAGGGGCATCATACACATCTGGTACATACGGGTTTGCTATCTACGAAGATATAGCCGGTACGTTCACTAGAATAACCCCTGATCTCATCACATATCCTGGCGCTTTAAGAACATTCGCATTTGCGATCTCAGATGACGGTAAGTTAATACGGGTTGGTACTAGAAATGATGATACGTCTGCTTGGGACTATGGCGGCTGGATGCAACTAAATGACGTTTCAGGACTGTATGAGGCCGTAGTTGTGGACCCAGACAGTATAAACTACTTGGAGCGACAAACAGACACAGTAACAAGACCTATTAACATGTCCACTAATATAGCTGGGGTCGTGTCTACTGCATACTTCACTACTGATGCTACTTCCGCAGGGGAACTGACACCACTATCAACCCCTTGGTTCATATCACTAGATGCTTCTCGCGTCTCTATTATTGATTCTTCTACTAATGTCAACGTACTTTATACTTATGAAAGATTTTAACAATGCCTAGACTAGTAGCTCCAACAGACCCATCGGTAGTTGTGCCGGTGGAATCAATATCCTATACCTTCTACGGAGTAGACTCGGAGAAATATTATAGATTAGCTATTGCCTCAAGCAGGAACTCTAGCACAGGCACAGTGCTGGGGGCTCTAGTTCAACCAGTAGTAACCCCAAACTGGCAGGTTACCCCCGAAGATTCTCAAGTTGCCGGTGTTCCCGCTGAGGGGGTAGCTACGGCAACCACTTATGTAGGGGACTTAACCAGCGATGGAGTTCTTACAGTAGCCGAGAAGCAGCAAATACGGTCAGATTGGAATGATCTGAATGGAGAGCGCATAGCTAATGATGTTAGAGCAGCTACATATAACGTAACTACGGAGAAAGCTGCCTATGTAACAGATTTTGAGGCGCTGTCTACTTACTTACACAACAACGTACCTTGGACTATAGCTAGTCTACCAGCAATCCCTTTTCATATTGATGATGTTAATGTCTTGGTTCAGGTAGACTTAGACCCAGGGCAAGAGCTTACCGAGTTCAGAGACCTGTTAGCAGCTATGCAGGTGACTAGAGCCGCCTATGCCTTAGCTTTGTCCAATGCTGAAGCCCTTTACCAGACCAACACTGCACCACTTACTGGAACTGGATCACCTGTCGGGGCAGTAACCCCATTGTCTATAGGTCAGACTTACATTGATACGGCAGGACCTACGATTTACACATCTTATGGCTTAACAAATACAGACTGGGTATAGAAATTAACAATCTTATTCAAAACAAAAAATGCCAAATTTAAGAATACTAAGTAAAAATGCAGTGGATGATTATTTGTCATTGTCAGCGACAAGCGAGTCAGGGGCGTTAGTAGCAACAAACTTAAGCAAAGACATGAAGTCAAAAGTGTGGCGAGGTGTATCTTTAGCAGAAACAATCACGCTAACATGGGCTAACGCGCAACTGATCAGCATGGTTGCATTACCTTTTTGTAATTTCAGCTCTACTTCAACAATTCGCGTTAAATTATATACAAATGTCGCAGATGGCTCGCCAGTTTTAGACACTGGAGCGGTATTGTCTAACCAATACACAGCATTCGATAAAATGGGCTGGGGTAATGCTCCTCAGGGAGTGAATTCTTTTTATTACGGTGGCGGCACTTACGCATCCATCTTTTTTGCATCTCAGTCGGTTAAAAAAATTGAAATCATATTAGATGATAGCAGCAACCAAAATGCCACGTACCTTGAAGCCAGTCGCTTAGTCGTCGGCGATTATTGGAGTCCATTAGTCAACGCTGACTATGGTATATCAATAGAAATAGTAGACAAATCAAATCAATACCGCAATGAGTCGGGAGATTTGCTCAGTAATCGCGGCATTTCATACAAAAAAATCTCCATGAAATTGAGCAACATGGACTCAACAGACCGCACTAATTTTATCGAAAAACTACAATCAAATGGCAAGCACCAATCTTTTTATATGAGTTTATTTCCTGAGTCGCTAGATAATGAAGAAGAGCAGACGCACCAAATTTATGGGAAACTATCCGCTTCTGACGCAGTAAGTCGCGCTGGATTCAATAGAAGTACCGGAGGGGTTGTAATTGATGAAATTTAATAGGAATCGATCTGGAGCGTACTGAAGTATTAGCGCTATAAAGCGCGGCTTGATGCAGAGGTGAAATATTGATGATGCCCGGCAAAAAGTTTCGCAATCCAAGTGGGTTCGTTTCGCAGGGCAATCGCATTAAAATCTGATTGACATTTTATTGTAAATAGCTGTCTATAGACACTATTTGTTTATGAATCTTCCAGCTAGCGCCTCAATCATCGAACATTTCTCTTCAATTCCAGAT